CATAAAGTGCGACATATTGTCGCAGGTAAGAACAAAGTGCTTGACATAGATAATATAATGTACTATACTAACATCATGAGCCCGAACCATTTAAGGAGTAAGCGTACGCGTATGTGTGTGTGTATAGTATAGTATACTATATATACATATGTGTGAAACACACAAAACAGGATGCATGACATGACTGATTGGGAAAAATACGCACGAAATGCCGCAGCTCGTAAGGCACGACGGCAATATGCAATACAAAACCAAATAGTTAATAGTATATCTAAGAAGTTATGGACGAAAGAAATGCGCCAACGTATAAAAAGAACACAACCTGTGGTTGCAAAAATTAATTGGGTGAAGGACACGCCACGTTCTTTGGCCATTCAGTTTATAGAATGGAGAACACACCGTGAACAATGATGACTTCGGTGTACCAGCAATGCGTCGATTACGTAATTATGCGATAGTCGGCGGGCTAATTGGCATGGGTATCGCGGCGATAATCATCATCCTTATTAATATATAATGCTCCAAAGAGGTATATAATGCGTGGATCATGTATAAATTGTGTACCAGACTGGTTCGTATATATATTTGTAGGAGGTTTGCTCGCTATCGTCGCGTGTCACGTCGCCATTGCAGTTATATATATAGTGTGTATATATACACAAAAGGTATACAAATACCTGCACCGTCTGGTTGTTTAATCGCATTAGTAGTTAGTTCGTTAATATGGGCGTGGATCATTAGCTTGATCCGCGCCTATTTTCGTGTGTGAGACACACGGGAACGTAGTTCCCAAAGAAACAGGCCAAGACCGAAGCCCTGACCTGTTCTTTCGCACCAGTGCGACTATATGGGCCGGCCGAATGCCGATTGCCCATCTTGGCTAGTATTATACCGCCGTAAGGCGCGGCTGTCAAGCATTATTTTTCATATTGTGCTAGCACATCTTCTGATATTTATTAGAGTTGTGTGAGACATACAAACACTTCATGTTGAGTTGTGTGCTCATTCTTAGTGAACGAAGTTCACACATGTGTGACCTCCCTTTGGTCGCCCCCCTCGAAAGTCAAATCACGAATTGTTACAAGTTGTGGAAAAGGCGGGGGTACGGGGGCGTGCTATGCATGCCACGCATGACTAAAAACGTAATGATTTCAAGTACTTAGGGGTGGGTATGCAGTGAGCGCATGGCTAAATCACGTTTTGTTACAATTGTGCTGTGGATACGTTGTGTGGATTATATTCCTAGCGTGACGACTTGTCGCGACCTCCAGTTGTGTTCTGATAATCCGAATGAGCCCGTTTTGATACACATTGTGTGTTTCACACAACTTGAAACGAGTCAACACATTTATTTGCAGATTGGCTAGAATTATCAATTGACGGGATATGGGTTCCGCGCCTTTTCGGCGCTGTAATAATTCGTTACTTGACAGATTTTATGAGCAAAATCAACGACTTAGTGGCAAGCCACAAATGGCCGCTGGTGCGTTAAAATCGAGAGGGTGTCACTTAGTACCAAAAAAGAGCAAAACGCATGGGTGAGCTTCCTAGAGCGTTTAAACGTGTAAAGGGGAAAATGGGCACTATCACGAAAAAGTGAATAGGTTATTCCGCCGGCTAGGAATGTTGTCCTATTTTGACACTATTCGTCCAGGCATCAGGTGCGACAATGTGTCACATAGCAAACTGCAATCAATTTGATACCTTGGCTTTAGGTTAGTTACTTCGCGATTGAGTTCCCAAGGCGCTCCGGCGCTTGACGGGTTCCCGCTTAGGGTTCTTTGACATCGTTAATCGTTTCGTTTGCTCACGTCATGCCTATGGCATTTCTGGCAATGCGACAGCTCCAAGCGCATGCTCAATGCGTCCAATAGGCAAACCATTGGTTTGCTAGCGCCATATGGCATTTGACCGAACGAGCATTCAGCCTTGCGAAGCATCGTTACGCCGGAAACGGAAATTGCGTTCCGGCCATAGGCATGACGCGAGCAAACGAAACACAATGATATTGCCTAATCAGAACGCCTTGTGTGTCTCATACAAAGGAAACTGAAAATGGCAGTCTTGAAAAATCTCACTCAAGAAAATGAAATGCTCAAAGCGCAAATCGCTGCTTTGAAAGCGGCAAACGATAAACCGCTAAAGTTCAAAGTCTCTGAAAAGGGCGCTTTGAGCGTTTATGGTTTAGGTCGATGGCCGGTAACGCTTTATCGCGGTCAATGGGAAACGCTCTTAGGGGTCAAGAATGATATTCTTGATTTCATCACAGAAAACGAAACCCGTTTGAGTGTGAAAGATTGAGATGAAAAAGCTTCTAAGCTTCTCAATCGAAGAAATCGAACAAGCCGATAATGAAATGCAGGGTTTCTGCATCGTTTGTGGCCATTTGCAAGATGGTTGCGAGCCAGATGCTAGAAAATATCAATGTGATGAATGCGGCGAGCGTCGCGTTTATGGTGCGGCTGAACTCGCGATTATGGGTTTAGTTTACTGAAACCTGAAACGGCAAGGCGTTCCGACTAGGCAATATCATTGACTACCATGCAAGGCGCTTCGCGCTATCGCCTTGTGTGTCTCATACAAGCGCAGTCAAAACAGGAAAAACGACCATGAAAAAGCTTTTCACTGCTACCGCGATTGCTCTCGTTCTCTTGACCGGGAGCGCGTTTGCAAAGCAGGAAATTGACGTTAAGCGCACGATTTGGGAACTCTCTGATTTTCCCGAATTGGAAAAGAACGCGAAAGCGGTTTGCGCGTCCAAAGCGGTTTTGAGCGTCAAGCTTAAGAACGCTTGCAAGACTGAAAGCTTCCCAAGTGTGACGAAAGCAGGGAAGTTCCGAAACGTAGGCATTGGGGCGGAGTTGAACGCCTTGATGGCCCAACCGGAAACTGTGACTGAAAAGACACAGTAACCAAATTGTCACAGTGGCAAAAATGCCGCATAGCCACTGTGACAATTAAGTGACGTGGCGGATTTGTCACAGTCCCCCCTGTGACATTTCCGCCACGTTGCCGATAAGACACAGTGATAAAAAAGGCACAGTGACATTTTTGCCACATTCCGGGTGTGATAAATATGTCACGTTGCCAAAATGTCACACCCAATTGTGTCCAAATTAAGGCAATTGTGTTCAGAATGTGTCCAAATTGTGTCTGAAATGTGGCAGAATGTGTCCACAATCGCCAAGGCTAGCGGACCATTGATCACGCGAGACAGTTTCGGCAAAAAATGCGTCTTGTGTGTCTCACACACAAAAATAAAGCTTGACACTCACGAGTGAAAGCGCGTAGTCTTGCAACGTTAAGGTGAAACTGAACAGGAAAGGATGAGTATGTCTGAATTAGCTAAGGTGCCAGAGAACGAATTGTCTTTGGTTGTGAACAGAGTTGTTCGCGAGAATGACAGTGACAGATTGCAGTCAATGTGCAGTCTGCTCAATACATTCAACTTCGCGATACAGGTACAGTCAGACCGTAACCAATGGGAACCTTCTGACTTCAGAGCGTTTGCGATTGCGCTTTGTGCGATGGACGAAATTGGACTAAAGGATTAGAAAAAATCGCTTGTGTGTCGCACACAACGCGAGTAGGATGCAAATCAGGTTGATCGACCGATTAACCTAAACCCAAAACAGGAAAGCGAAGTTAGTCATGGCAAAGAAGACAAACCCGACTGTTACCCCCGCCGCGAAAGCAACCGTAACCAAGCTCATTCAGGAGACCAAGCAAGTGGCAGAACAAGCAAAAGCTGTGCAAGCGTATGTCAATCCCAAGGCTCTCGCGACAGACGTTGGCGAGAAGGCTGTGATGGCATGGAAAACGTCAAAGGATGTGGATCAGCAAATCGCGGATTTGACTGATGAGAATACCAAAAAGAAGGGAGCGGCGTTGAAAATGCTCACCTTGGCCTTTGCCAAGGCTGCGGCGATCGACAAGAATATCCGTCTTGAGGATATCTATCTGGAGAAGTCCGAGAAACTGAGAGACCTACGCCAGCGCTGCGAAGTGGTTGTGGGTATCAAGGTGGCAAAGAAGGGCGAAGATGGCGTGGAACGCTATGAGATGGCACCTTGGACGAAAGACGTTCTCCCGCAACCCAAGGAAGACAAGAACCAGCCGGGCTTTCAGGCAAAGGAAAACTTTAGGTCTAACTTTGCTGCGGCGATGACGAAGTGTATCAAAGCGGCTGATGCCTTGATTTTGAAGGGCATTCAGGCAGAAGAGGACAAGGTGACTGGAACCTTGTTGCTTACTGGCAAGGCTGTGAAGGAACATTTCAACGTTGACAAGGTGGCGTTGAACGAAAAGCGCGAAGTTGTGGACAATGGCAAGGAAGTGAAACTGGCCAAAATCCCAAGCTTCACAGAGTTGGCACGGATTGGAGCGGAGGCACGAAACAAGAGCATTCCGACGAGGGCACAAAGCGCCAAGGAAATTAATCCTCTCAATGAGAAGGATGTGACCAGCGCAGTGCAGTCTCTCACGATGGCTCTTGGCAAGCTTAAGAGCTTCGGGGATGAGTTGGCTACGGCCATTGAGGCTCTTGCGGAGGCTTGCGACGAGGCAATCCAGCGCAACGGCAATGAGGAAGACGACGCGGCTTAACGAAACCGGGGCTTGTGTGTCTCACACAAGCCCCATTTTGAGACCAAACCCGCCAGAAAATGGCGGGTTTTTTTTTTATTTACCTCTCGGACGCGAGAAATATTTCTTGCATTTTTGTGAAAATAGTACTTGACACGATAACCAAGCTTGTATACAATATAGTATCATTTAGATTTCTCGCTTGGAGGTGCGATGTATCGAAGTGAGAGAGTTATAAAAAGGTATAAAGATCCACCAAGGAAGAGGTTAAGAAAGCAAGATTATCACGAAGTAGAGATACGAAATGCGTATATCAGTCATAGATATCGTGCAGCTTTACGGGGTATCAAGTGGGATATAACACTTGAGGAGTGGTGCGATGTTTGGCTGACTTCTGGTAAATGGTTGGAGCGTGGTGTTGGTGCAGACAGATACTGCATGCATAGAAGATTTGATATAGGACCGTATGCTAAGGATAATGTAGAGATTGTAACGAATAGTGAGAACGGAAGACTGAAAGTTAAGATGCCTTAATCCGCCCCTGAAACCTACTGGCGGACACAAAACAGGAGCAATTGATGGGCGACAACGAGTTTTCTGTCTACCAGTTTTTGGCTGGGGACATACAAGAGCGCGTGAGACAGTTTGTGTCAGCCGAAGAGGCTGTTGCAGCAGCGTTTCATTATACGAGCAACGTTGCGACTAAGATGGGAATAACTGAACGGGTTATCATTACTGATGGAGGTGATAGCGTTGTGTGGGAATGGTTGAAGGGCAAGGGTCAGGTGTTCCCTGAGCCCTTGTGTGAGACACACAAGGAAGTCAAATGATGACAGACCAATTGGATAAGGCTGCGGCCCATACCATTGCGGCGATACGTAGACTGGAGATGATGCTATGGTTCATACGTCAGAAGAAGTTGGCACCTGAGAAGCATATACCAGCGTATTTTGATCTGGTAGCAAATGATCTGGTTGCCATTCAGAATGCGATATTGAGTGATGATGAGTATACGGAGTATGTAGCGAAAGGGTTAGCGAGAGTTAGTAAGTCACACACGTATGAATATCAGGTTACTGCAAACAATGATGGTAAGGTGTTCTATAATGTGGATGCCTTGTTACCATTGAAGGAGATGAAAGAGAACGTGATCTTTGTCAGGAGTTTGCCATGACAGGATCGCGGTTTGATTGGCGAAAGCCATTGACGTTGGAGAGGCTAAAAGACTTCGTGGCAATTGAGGACATAACGGCACAGCGACCACTGATTGAGATCGGACAGCCATTACGGATATGGTTGGCATACGACATTAGTCGAACGCAGGGCACGTTCATGGAGGTTCACGTTGACGGCATGGTGAAAACTGTGACCGTCTATCCTAGTGGGAAGAGACATGAGATACTCAACAGACCCCAAAGTAGTACTAAAGGATTTTATCGCACGGAGAAACAGGATACTGTACAGAGGAAACCTCGAAGAGCTAAGAAGCTTTTTAAAGGCAAACAAACTGCCGTGCCCAAGAAGCAAACAGACCTTGGAGATAACGTTCCACAAGTCCGTAACCGCCGCAGTAGGCTTACCAAAGGAGTACAGACAGATAAGTAAGAACTGGTTAACACAGCGAGGCATGAGATCGTTAGATGATGGCGACCTCGTGTGAGACACACAAAAACAGGAGACGATAAGATGCCTATCAAGAGAGTACATGTAGGCTTCGATATCGACATGGACGTGTTCATGAAGATGTTGCAGCATGGCAATAGCAACGTAAGAGTTGAGATGTATGGCGATACGCCAAAGGCGACGAAGTCGCAAGGACCGAAACTGTTACCACCACCTGATCGGCCGGGGGCGAAGAAGATTATCATGGATTATGCAAAGTTGCATAAGGATATGGGCTTCAAGCCAAAGGAACTGCTGCCGATTGTCGTAGCGGCTGGATATGCAAAGAACACGCACTCGCCACAGTTGATGTGGTTAATGTCCAGAGGATTTATCCGTAAGGACAAAGAGGGCACGTACTATCCAACCACGAAAGGCATGACCTATGGCGAAGCGTAATGGATTTCTCTACAAATCATACAACTTCGTTGACAAAGACCCCGTGATCGATAAGATGCGAACAATGGTCGCGAAAGAGGGTTTGAAGTATGGTGAGATTTCAAACTTGTCTGGTGTGTCTCACACAACGATGCATAACTGGTTTGAGGGCAAGACCAAGAGGCCGCAATATGCTACAGTTATGGCAGTGGTTAACGCTCTTGGATATCGTGTTTCGTACACAAGGAAGGGTAAGTGATGTCAGAAGTAAACACGGAACTAAGCTATCAGGCCCAAATCGTCATGGACTTGGAGGGAATGCCAGAAAGGTTGAAGTTCCCCGACAAGAGTAATCGTGGCAAGAGTTTCGCTCTGCTCATCCTGTGGAAGAAGGTCCAGCAGATGGCAGAGAAGAAGTACGAGAAGCTGATGGAGACCATGATCAAAGACGAAATGATCGATGATCCGAAGTCTCTCACAACTCCGGGTAATCATGTGATTGCGGAGAGTGGTAAGTTCAGCGTACAGGTTAATGTGAGTGTGCCACGCAGGGAGTTCAATGGGGATTGGTTGGCTAACAGGCTGATGAAGGATTACAAAGTGCCTGTGAGTATGACCAAGCAACTCATTGAAGAGGCAAAGCGACCGGGCACGACGCAAGTACGACGGATTACCGTTGCGGAGAAGGGGTCGTAGATGCCCTTGGTATTAGCTCCTAGCTTTGATGACCATACTCGTGAGGAAGTCGAAGCCCATCTTGAACAGGTTCGCCTCCGCCGTTTGGCGGGGGCAATGGAGTATCACCAATCCAAGATGATGAGGCTTGAAAGAGAGAATGGTACACTGTCGGGTAAACTAGCCCGACAGTATGATCAATTGGGGAAGGCGCTATTGCGTATTGACAATGATATTCTAAAGGTCGAAGAGTATCTGAACAATTGTCAAATGCTGCGAACTGAACTCAGCTTGAACGTTGACCGCATCGCACTAGCAAAAAGGAAGTAAGCATGACAACCGAGGGGTTTGAAGTCTTGCCGGGCACACCTGAACAGGTGGAAGTGTTCCTCGATCTACAACGTATGCTTGTGAAGCTATACAACATGTGGCCGGAAGACACGGCTATTGCTGTGTATGCTGCTGCATGTGGCAGCGTGGTTGCGTTGATTGAGGCTCAGTACGCTGTCCATGTGGATGAGTGTCAGAACTGCAAAGACGAGGGTCGATTGCCTACAATCGATTTGGTGTCAACTGCTAGGAGCAACTTCGATTTCTATTACAATCGACAACGTGACCAAGCGGTGAAAGACAAGACCGAAGCAAGCCAAATGGTTCACAAGTTCTTTAAGAAGGATGTAAACTGATGGATTGGATGACATTCAATCGAGAGCTACAGAACCGTGTGAGTGATCCCGGCGTGAGGTACATGTTGGGGGTCGTGTATGAACGCCTGCTCGATGTAAGCAAGCAGACTGATGCGGCAGGTCATATCATGCTTGAGATGGCTAATACGCTGCATGAGCTGGTTGGCCTTAACGAGCATCTTGACGGTCAAGTGAAGGGCTTGCGTCGCCATATGACTGGTCAGGTTGATGGTGTGGACTTGAGTAGTGTCCCTCTTACGAATGAGGACTGATATGCCTTATAAGTATATCGTGATTGAACCTGACGGCAAACTGTCGTGTGAGACACACAAGAAACTACCAGATTGGAAAGAGATACAGAAATATGTTGGGGGGTCTTTTCAACTCGTTCCCTATTTCTCTTCGTTGCAATATGATGGCACGAAGTATAATCGTGGAACTGCGTATTGCAATGAGAATGGGTACGTGGAAAATCTACCACTTAATCCTATCGCTTCCGCGTGCTGGCTGAAAGCCTGTCCGAAGGGCGACCCAAATAGGATGCTCATTCTTGGCAATCTCCTGTTTGTAGTAAAGGAGAAAGTAAATGTCGAAGCCGGCTAGTGGCTTCTTGGCAAACGACGGCTCGTTCTTTGAGAACGAGCCGGAGTGCCAGAGGTATGAGTATCTAAAGGAGATCGAGGGTCTGTGTGATACACACGGAACCAATTACGAGAATTTCATGGCTATGCTGAATGCATGGCATCGACCGATAGAGGGATATTTCGATGCGGACGACAGATGTAAAACACACCAAGTCGGGAAGCCAGTTGAGCTTGAAAGAGACGAAGACGGAGGGTCCATCGACATTCCAGCATTTTTATCAACTGAGGAAGATCGAGCCAACGATCCCAGCAGAGACAAAGACGCTCCGGGCTTTCTCGAACAGCAGATTAGAAGGCATAAGTGAATGCCCAACTTTTGGCGTTGTCCACATGCAAAGACAATACCCGCAGCATGCAAGAGCTATGGCGTTGGAGGCAGGCGAGGCAATGCATCAATTCTTTGCTGCGATGCGTGTCTGGCAATTGCACAAGCTTCAGGGCTTATCGGATCATGCAAAAGTAACGGGGGAAAGGATCTTCGGGGAGGATCGCTGGACAAGCATTTGGAAAGCTTCCTCCAAACAGTCAAACGACTTAGATCAGTTGGGACAACTGGCTGTTGAAGTATTAAATTCGTCAGGGTTCTATGACGATCCAAGCGACAAGACTAGAACCATATCCAACATGCAGACCGCTGCGGTTGTGTATGCCAGAGAAACATTTCCATACTTATACGCATGGCCGGTATGGGTTGCAGATCACAAGTCACCATTGAAGCCTACAGGTGTTGAACAAGTCTTTGACTGTGTGTTGGAGTACACAGATGGAAAGCGAATTAGGTTTATTGGTACGCTGGATGGCATTCTTTGCAATGCATCCAAGAGTAATCGAGTTACGATGGCGGAGAACAAGACGGCGGCTCGTATGGACAGGGCGTGGATCGAGTCGTTTAAGATGCGGCATCAGATAACAGGTTATATGGCATGTGGGATGGCAATATTTGGCTTTGAGATGTGGCATGCAAGGGTGTATGGTTGCAGGCTCAAGCCCATGTATCGTGGAGAAGACGTACACATTGAGCCAGTGCGACGAACCAGAGAGGATATCGATCATTGGGCCAATTGGATACGTAGGCAAGTGGAGACATTTGAGGAATATCAGATCGATTGGGAACATGCTGAGAGACGAACGCATTCATGCAATCGTTTCTTTAGACCATGTGCTCTCATTCCGTTCTGTGCGGACACAGCAAAAGGTCGTCAAGAGCAATGGGATCAAATGATTGATGTTATTCCTTCTCCGAGTGAACGTGCGGTGCAAGAATGAGCTTATTTCCAACTAAGCGTGGAGCGGAAGCAAACGTAAGGTTCTCCATGTTGTTATGGGGTCCATCAGGTGCGGGTAAGACAACATGGGCTGCGACCGCGCCCGGAGACAAATTGTGGCTATCATATGATGAGGGTGAGCACATCAGCGTGATTGGCAGGAAAGAGAAGGACATACTCTATAAGGACTTCGTTGGCGTCCCTGCCGACCAGATATTTCTACATGGCAGTGGTGCTAGTCCATATGGGCTGGATAAGGAATTAGCTGAGAATAGGAATATAAAGACTGTAGTTGTGGACAACTTGACAGCGTTACAATACTTCGCTTTGCAGAAGGCTGTAGCTGATGGTGTAGGTAAGGGTAATAACTTCACGCCTAGTATGCAGACACCGGGTATACCAGCGTATGGTGGACGCAATCAAAACCTTATCGGTTTGGTTCGATCTTTGCTCGCCGTGACTGGTAAGCATAAAGTCAACATTATCTTCTGTGCCCATGAAGCAGACCCTATCATGAGGATCGATCGAGGCGTTGAGACAATCCTACATATTACGATGGGTCTAGGTGGACAGCTTATCAATGGTATGACTGGTTCATTGTCTGAGGTATGGAACTTTAGGCAAGACGCAGGTGGTAAGCGTTCACGCATTGTTACGGTTAGAGTGTCAGGTAATCGTAAGCCTATGAAAACTCGTATCTTCGATCAGAAGGGAGAGTCCTCATTTGTGGTAAACTATGATGCTTCACTGCCTGATAATTCTCCCGGTCAGATGACCATAGCAAGTTTATGGGAACGCTGGCTCAAGGGAGGCATGCAACGAATTTCAGTTCCGTCCACACGGAGAGGTGGTGATGATGAAGATAACTCGTCGCCACCAAAAATCAAACCTGTGTGAGACACACGAGCTTCCGACCGGGGAAGTTATCATCAACAGAGTGAGCCGGTCCTCACTCTCAATACAGGAAGACAGTCATCATGGCTGATCAAGAAGAACTTGGTATCATTCAACTCGACCAGAACCTATCCGATGTGGAGCGCCC